CCATATGCCTGGATCTACCCTTCGGGGTAGTATACCTGGTTATGGCTCTCCTGAAGACCTGTCTCTTCATACGGTATCCGGCGGTCTCTGCTGGCCCTCTGCTATGGGGGGTTACTTCCCTCCTCCATAGAAATGGCCAGCTTCAACATCCCGCAAGGAGCTCCCTCATGACGTCCTATTCCACGAAACAACGAGACTTGGAATTCATTCCTTCTCGTGGTATTCGGGACGAACTGTATTTCCAGGGTACTCGTGTCGGAAACGGCACGTTGTACAACACTGGAGTTCGAGGACATCAATCGACATGGTCGAGGGGAAATTCGAGCTACCGGGTAAATCGAGAGTTGGACAGGCGTGCCAAAGCTGGTCGCTTGACCGCTTGGCAACTCTCTTCTTACGACGGTGTTCGAACGATGGACGTTGGCGGTAATTTTGAGACCACTCGCCACGAATATAGCGACATCCATCTGGAAGCCGCAATTCGTGGAGTGAATGGTTCTTACGATTACCGATACAACGGCCCGATTTTTGCATATTCGGGCAATGTGGGTCCTAGTTCTACCGTGTGGCCGACGCCGCCATCTGACTTGACTAATCAGATGATTGCGAAGGGCACTACGGCTATCGCTAGGACTGCACCCACAAATCCATCTGCGAGTACAGCGCAGTTCCTCGGTGAATTAAGGGAACGCCTTCCGGGCGTTCCTGGCCACAGCTATCTCAATCGTGGGGGACCCGGCGGCTTAGCCGACGAGTACCTTAACGTTGAGTTTGGCTGGAAGCCATTCATCGCGGATCTCCAGAATATCTGGCAAGCTTCAAGAATCGCTGAGAAGCGTATCAAGCAGCTTGAGCGTGACTCTGGTCGCCTCGTGCGCCGGAGGTACTCTTTCCCTGAGGAGATGACCGTTGAGGGTCCGATTGTAAAATCGGATCCATGGGTTGGATACCCTGCACTTCGAACTGGAAGTGCTGGGTCCGCCTACAATGGTCCTACGGGTAAGCTCTACTACGAACGGACTACATCAGTCCGAACGTGGTTTTCAGGAGCCTACACGTATCTTTACCCCAAGGGTGACTCATCCCTGGATAAGATGCGTCGTAGTGCGGCGAACCTCCGTGCGTCGTATGGTCTGGACTTAAGTCCAGAACTCTTCTGGGAGCTTACACCGTGGAGCTGGGCTGTCGACTGGGTTTCGAACCTTGGAGATGTAATGACCAACATCTCCAGATTCTCACGAGACGGCCTTGTGTTGCGGTGGGGGTATGTTATGTGCACTTGGAAGTGCACTGATACCTACACCTTGGTGGGCCAAAACTTTCGTGGTGTTGGCTCACCTACATTGACACAAAGCTTCACGACTACGGCC